TATTTATTTATTAAAAGAACTTTTTCAATGTCTACATAAGAATGATTTTTTATTGTAACTAAGCTATCATCTTCAGTTCCTCCTGCTCCTATTAATGTTTTTCCAAAATATAAAGCTGATGATTTTAAAGATGCTACGGGATTTAAACCATAAGTTATGTCTCCTGCTGTATATTCGTTGATTTTTGCTCCTGTTAGTCTTGATCCCTCATAACGAGAACGTTTCCATGCTATTGAATCTATTAATTCATCATCAAATTCTATTGATGTTAATATACCTGGTCCCGTTTCTAGTCCTCCTGAAGTGTATGTTTTAAATCTTTTTTTACTAACTTTAGAATTCATAAAATTACCTCTAGGAGTTAAGGTCCAAGGTCTTAAAGCATTTGATCCACTTGAATTTCTTTGTTTAACTGATCCTGTGCTGTTAGGTACTAATGGTCCTTGTTCCCATGTACTGCTTCCAGATAGTGCTTTTGCTACATCTATGGTTGTGTTGTAAGGGTCTTCTTTATCTGTAGATGAAGTGCTTGTCCCCCCACTAAAATTATTAGGGGTAGCATCTAAAATGGTTAAAAAATTTCCTCCAGTAGTTACCGTTGTATTTCCACTAGTACCTGCTGTTGCTTGAGTTAAAACAAGAGTATCATTTGTTGATCCTCCTTGATTGTCAAGGGTTACTAATATTGAACCATTGTGTCCGTTTGCGTGTTCAATGGCTGTTTTTAAGCTTAATGATTTTGCAGCTGCAAATGTATAATTTCCTATAAATTCAATTTGACCATTTCCATTTACATTTCCTGCAGTAGCTATAGTTGTTGCGGCTATATAGGTTTTACTAACACCATTTGCATCTATAAGTGTGATTGTTCCACTAACTCCTCCAAGATTATTTTTAAATATTATAGCTGTTGTAGCGCTTGTTCCAGTGTTAGAAGAAACATTTAAAGAGGTAGCAGAAGTTATTGTTGAACCATTTGAATCTGAGGATATTTTATTTAAATCTACTAATTCAATAGGACTTGTTATTTGATGTCCAGAAGAAGTAAGTATACTAGAAGTAAAATGAAGTAAATCTAATTTACCATATTGGTTTTTATCTCCCGTAACAAAAAAATCATGACTACCTGTGTATGGGTGTACAACTAAATGTAAATCTGAACCAGACAAACTTTGTGATGTGTGGTTTGTTAATGAAAATAAATGATAAGCATCTGATCCTGATCTAGTTGGCTTAATTCTAAATTCAACTGTTTTAGCTGATGCTGATGGTTTTAATGTTATGGCATTTGTGTTTGAACTAGTCCAGGCTGTTTCAATAAACATTCCTTTTTTACCCCCCTCTAAAGAATCACCACTTAATACTTGAGTAAATTTATTATATGTGTATAATTTAAATTCATCTCTATTAGGATCTGAACTACCAAATTCTTTAATGTCTAATACTGTGTCTGGAACACCATAACAATTAATTAATGCTCTTAAACCTCTTTCTGTTCCTTTAGTTTTTAAAAGATAAGGTGCATTATGATATAAACGTTTCCAAATTTCTTTTGATATGTCTTCTTTTGCAAAAGTTTCATTAGAACCTGTTATAACTGTTGAAGTATCATTAGTTACTGTTGCTTGGCCAAAAATATAACTTATTAGATCTTCATTTTCAAATTGATCATAAGCTTCTATTCCTAAATTTTGTAGCATATAGTATACTAAATTTTTAGAAACACCTAATTTATGACTATTGTCTGTTGTTTGTGTTATTTCTTTTACATGTGTCCAAATAGGATCAAAATGTTCCCCCACCATATCACAAAATAATTCAAATGGTTGGTTTTCCTCTCTATCCCCTATGAATGTAGGGACTAATTTCATTAGTCTGTTTGGGTTTTGCTTATCAAAAATTGAAGCTGATGATAATTGTCCTCCATAGTAAGGATTTGTACTATTTGAACTACCTAACCAAGTTAAAGCTTCTGATGAGGTTGTGTGTGATTGTATGTATGGTTCTTCTTGTGGATGAGATCCACTTTTAGGCCATGAATATGCACCAGATTCAAAATACAAATATTGTTCATAACCACTAAAACCTTGAATTAAACTTTCTTTTTTATTTGAAATAGAAGAAGAAGATTCTAATACTACGGCATTTAAAGATGTTGAACTTATTGCGTTTAATTCATGTATTTGTTTATCGTATATTTCTATTAACTTTAATTTATACTCAAAGTTTTTTAATAATTCAGTTGCACTACCAAAATGTACAAAATTTTCAAAGTGGGTAGGTGTTACTGTTTCAAAATCTAAAGAAGCTGTATCTGTAGGTCTTACGTACCCATAATCTATTTCTGGTATTTCATATCCATCTAATTTACTTAATAATTTTTGATAAGAAGAAGTAGTTGAAGTATTTAATATATCATCATATGATCTAAAAGCTGTTGGTACTGAACTATTTAACCTAGTGTCTATTTTAAAATTAGGTCCTTTTATAGGAATGGTTGTTTCTACAGAAGGTAATAAACCTAAATTATAAGTTAAAATAATAGGATCTACTATATTTTCTACTATAGATAATTTATTTCCTATTTCTAAGTTTTCTAAAAGAGGTTCTAATAATTTTATTTGTAATGTAGTATCATTAGGATTTGATGTATCTAATGCAATATTTACTGCTGTTATGTTTCTATCTTTTCCAAAATTTAATATAAAATCTCTAAAATAAGTTGAATTTTGAACTGCTTGTATGAAATTTCTTGAATCATTAGCTAAATTAATATTATTTGATGATAAAACAGTAGTTAATTTTACTTCTGTTCTTGTAGAAGATATTTCTTTTATTTTAAAAGCAGGAGCAGTAGTATTAAATATTTTTCTTTTTTGTATATTTACTTTTAAATTATAAGTACCTGTTGTATATCCTAATTCATTTAATATTCCTAAAGGATCTAAGTTTAGATCTTGTATTAAACCCTCCGTATTTTGTTCTGATTTATATCCCTTAAAATTTTCAACGGTATCTAAAAGATTATTATTGAGATCATATATATGAATATTAATATAATCTTCAGGTCTACCAAAATTTCTGTCTACTAATGTAGAGCCTAAATCTTCAATGTTTTTTAAATTTAGTGTAGGAGATGTATTTTGTGAAACAATATTAGCCATATTTTTATCTTTATAGAGAATTTAATCTTCTATCTTTTTCTACGTTTTCTGATTTTAATATTTCATTTTCTGATTCTAATCTTGAAATTTTATCTCTTAAATCCTTAATTGTTTTATTAGCTCTATCTAATTGTGCGTTTGTTTGTTGTCCGCCTATATATTCTTCACTTCTGCTAGATAAGGTTGCATGAGAATTTATTCCTGATTTAGGTATTTCTAAAAATAAACTATCATATATTTCAAAAAAATTGACTATTGAAGTTCCTTCTACTTTTTTTCCTAATTCTTTAAAAGATCTATCTATTAATTTATCAGATTCTTGAGTAGTATATATTTTTTTATTTAGTTTCATTATCTTATTACTTTAAAAGAATAATCTTCATCAAAAATTTGAATACCTTCAGTATTATCTGATCTAAACATTAATTTATAATAGCGTTCTGGTTGTAATCCTTCCATATGTAAATCAAAGTACATACCCTCACTATCTGCACTTAATTTGGTATAATTAGTATTAAAAGGAATTATTACTTCATTTGTTTCTGCATCGCGCACGCTATAATAACTTGTAGCTGGTAAATATTGTATGTCTAAATAATTTGAACTTGTTACAAATGTTCTATCTGGGTATCTTTTTCTTGTAGTTAATCTAAAACGTTGTTTTGATTTTCTTTGATATTCTTGTTTACTATTATAAAGTGATAAAAATATATCTCCAGTTTGTAATGTTGTAGCTCCAACTGTTGGGTTGTATATTGAATCGTCCCACTTAAAAGTTAATTTAGGAGGATAAATTGTATGTGTGTCTGATGAAAAGTATTGTAATTGACCAAAACCAAAACCATCTTCCTCTACTGATCTTAATTTTTTAACAATAAATCCTTCATTAGGAATTCCTGTTGGATAGGCTGCATCTTGATAATAACTTGATGAGAATTTTTGAATAACTGAAGTTACATCTAAAGATAAATCTAGATCATCTTCAGCTAAAAAAGTGGTTTCAGATTTAAAGGCACTACCTGTATACCAAACTCCTCCTCCTGCTTGTAATGAATAAGACCCAGAAGCCCCCATTCCAAAAGTAATATTTGTAGTAGGCCATGTAGAAGATGTAGCATTAGTTCTATGAACCCAAGTAGCTCCATTTGCTGCTTGGTTACTTCCTGTGGTTGTAGTGGGAGGATTAACTTCATATCTTTGTGTTCCTTCGTCAAAAGATTGACTTAAGGGAAATGCTATTATAGTATGATCAGATGTTAATCTTTTATTTTCACCCGCAAATAAATCTAAAGATATTTCACACGTATTGGTTGTTACTTCTTTAGCAACACCTGTTAGTTTATTTTGGATTATATCTCGTATGTCTGTATTTTTAAATTTAATTAAAATTCTTGAAGAATAATAAATTTCACCCGTTGTTGCTTTTTCTTCAACTAATTCTAATATTTCATCTTTACCCGTATTCATATTAATACGATCTGGATGACTATATATTGTTGTATCTTTTTCAGGAAATATAGAATAATATGCCATTTTAGTATTGTTTTATTTTACCTTTAATATCTGTGTCTGGGTATTTTACTTCAAATAAACTTGGGTCTAATGATGGGTATATTATACCATCTTTAGTTGCTGTTTCAAAATCATATTTAAATTGAGAATATCCTAATTCTGCACCTGCTATATTTTTAAAGGTAACATTTATAACAGATTGTACTCCCTTTACATTACCTATTAAATTGTAAACTTCAGATTCTATTATAGGTTGATTTATTTGCCATTTTTCTATGTTAAAATAGTCTTTTAAATCAGTGATACAATCTAATAATACTTGTTGATTATTATTATTTCTAAAAGTAGAAATTTCAAAATCAATACCGAAATTGATTATAAAAGCATCCATTAAATTAATAGAATCTGTTAGTGGTTTGTAATAATTTAAATATGTTGCTAAGTTTGTTTTAGTAGCATTATTACATGTTGTAAGTTTTTTATTATTATTATAACCTAATAAATATAAATTTGATGAAATTTGAGAAGATTCTACATTTAGGTTTTCTTTTTCTATTTCTGTAGATTTTACTATATATGCTTTAGCTATACTACCATAAATAGAGGGCATAGATAAAGTTCTAATTAAATAGTCTTCTTTTGTTATTACTCTTTGTTGTGTAGCAAAATTTGCTGCTGTTTTTTGTTTTATTTCTTCTATTGTATCTGCTCCCCCTCCTCCTGTTGCTGCTATGGGGTTAGAACATGCTATTGATTCTCTACAAAAAGATACAATAGGACCACTTAAATTAGGTTTTATATTAGTTGTTATAGAATTTATTTTATTTATTGTATTTTGGGGTACATTTGACCTAATTCCTCCTCCTCTTAAATAAGTAACAGTTAATGTTGTATTTGATGGGGCTTTTCCATACGTTTGAGAATGTAAAAAATTAGAAGGATCAATAGATTGATCTAATTTACTTCTTCCATCTCTACCTCCTAAACCAATATTATCAGGTACAGGAAGTATTTCTTCATCAGATTTATTTGAATCTCCTGCTCCAAATTGAAGTTCTAATATATTATTTGCTGTGAATCTAGAAACAAATCTTCTAGGTACTCTTTTTAATTTTAAAAGATAGGGAGTTTCTGTGTAATTTTCATATAAAGATGTTGTATTTCCTTGAACATTAGATATGTTTTCAAATATAGTGTCTTGAGCTAAATAAGGAACTTCTGTGTATTCATTTCCATCCGAATCTACGATAGATTCTATATTTATTATTTCTTCATCTATTAAATCTAATATTAAAAATCTTTCAATATTTCCTATTTGAAAATCTTTACTAACTCTTTCAGCTGATATTACGGGTGTTGATTTTTTTAATAAATAATATTCTGGATTATTAAATGAATCTACTGAATACACTGAAATTTCTGTTGGGTCAAAAGAAGATGAAAAATCAAAAACTACTGGATTTTGAAGTAAAAAATTAATATTATTAGTTGATGTAAAAGATGAGGGTTGATTTATAGTTAAAGCATAATTAAAATCAGGGGCATAATCTTCTGTTGTTGAAGCTGGTACTAATTGAAATATATCTAAATTTGTTGTAGCAACTGATGTTACTTTAGGTTTATATCCTAGTGTGTATGCTAAATGAAATAAATTTATTCTTTCTTGAGCTGTGTCCAAAAATATTTCTTGTAATTGAGTATCAGTATAATATGATAAAACATCCCCTACATAAGCCGCCATTTCCATAAACATTAATCCTGGAGATCCTTCTGTAAAATCATTAAAAGTATTTGGATAGTAAGTTTTTGTAAATTCTATAAGATCAGATCTAAAAGAATTAAAATCTTTATTTAAATATTTAATATCCTTTATAGGTGATTTATTTGATATTTTATTATAAGCCATATTATTTTATTTTAATATCCTCCTCCTGAAGATGCTCCTCCTGAAGATGCTCCCCCTCCCGAAGACATTCCTGTATTAGGGGAAGATGCTCCTGAATTATTAATACTACTGTCTTGTGAAAAATTGATTTGAATAGTGTCTGATTCTTGGTTAGCTAATACTCTATAAGATATTGCTATTTTTATTTCATGACTGTCTGGTTCTTTAATAAGATTTACATTTACTAATTCTATACCAGCTATATTTTGATTTATTTGGTTATTAATTCTTTCTTCTAAATTAGATAAATCATTTGAATTTTCAAATAAATAATTTCTTAATCCTACTCCAAAATTAGGTTTAAATACTCTTTCTCCTGGTTCTGTAAGTAATACATTTAGTAAATTACTTTTTACTTGTTCTGCCGTTGTATAAGAAGAATTAAAAACAGCCTCACCATCAAAAGGAAATATAACACCTAAGGCTTTATTTCTTTTTTCTGTTGGGTTAATTTGTATGTATTCTCTTACGTTTGCCATTTATTATTTTCCTTTTTTCTTTAATATTGCCCCCATTAAATCACTATAATCTCTTGTTACTGCTTTTGCTACTGGTTCTGGCATACCTGCTGCATCTAGAGGTAAAGATCCTCCTGTTGCAAAAGGATTAGTTAAACTTACAGGTGATTGGGCTGTTTGAGTATTTGTATCTCCTGCTGCTGTTTCGTTTAGTAAATCATTTAATGCACTATTAGATGTATAATTTTGAGGTTTATGTTGTTTTATAGGTTGTGTACCCATAATTTTATCTCTTAAAGAATTTTTTGTAGCTTCTGGCATTTCAACTCTTTTTTCAGTGTGTTCTACTATTGTTGGTTTTAATTCATCACGTAAATCTTCCTTAAGTGATTTAATTTCTCTACGTAACGAATAATCAATTTCTTCTCTAACTACTTTTCTAATTAGATTTTCAAAAGTTTTTGCTTTCATGTTTAATTGTCTTTGTTAATAAATATAAATAGGTTAAGCTTTATAACGCTTATATCCTATCATTTCAAAATCTAAATTATATAATTTTTCAATATATTCAATTTGTTGTGTTTCTACAAACTCATTTAGTAAGTCATCATATAATTTATCTAAATCTTCTGAGTATTGATTTACATCTAATGGTTCGTCTCCTAATAAAGGTAAAGTTCCATTATTATATAATTGGTTTGTAAGTTGAGGGTGTATACCTTCTAAATTTCCTAATAAAGGGTGGTTATTAAAATCTTTTCCTGATGTTGGATCTAAATCTCCAGGAGCTAAAGGATCTCCTATTTGATAAGATCCAAACATTATAGGGTTAAATAAGTCTACTTCTATAAAATTTGTATTTGTTGTGTCAAAGGAAGTAGGTGATAAAGGTGTTGATAATGTTGAAAAATCTTCATTTGTTAATCCTGGATATCCTATTTCATTTAAAAAGTTTTCAGGTGAATTAGCTGAGGAATTTTCATTATTTATATTATTACTTTTTTTAAATAATAATAACATTAATAATTCTAATAATTGTTTTAAAAACATAATAAAAGCAATAACTGATAATAAAGCTCCTACTACTTTTAAAATAATTGAAAGTAAACTTCCAAGACTACCTAGCACATCTGTTAGTAGCTTTCCTATATTTTGTGCTGTTTGTTCTGCTACTGCTTTAAATCCTTCTACTTTTTGTCTTAAATCTAAAGCTTTTCTTGTTGTTTTACTATCTGCTTTATTACCAGGACCTGGGTGACCAGGTGATGTTGGTACCATTGTGTCTGCTCTTGATTCTTTAGACGAGGCTTCTGATTCTTGTTTTTGTTCTTCAGCCTCTATTTCACCTTTTTTTGCAATAGATTCTGTTTGTTTTTTTAATACTTCTTTAGCTTCTTCTTTTATTTTATCTATTTGTTCTTGTATACCCGCCATTCTTTCATCAACGGTTCCTAATTGAGCTTTAAAATATTTATATGCTGCTATTTTTTGTATAATAGGACTATTAATCCCCCCTATAGCTTGTGTTACTGCTCCACTAACAGTGCTTTGGGCTAAATTTTGGACTCCTCCTATAATATTATTTACCCTATTAGTTACCGAAGACTGTAGTTTATTTGAAATTTCTGATTTTACCTCATTTGCTTTTTGTCTAGCTTCTCTTTTTCTTTTTAATTCTGCTATTTTCTTTTCAGATACTCCTTCTTCTAATAATTTTGCTTCGTCTATTTCTTCTTCTACTTTAGGTTCTGATGGGGTAAAATCTATTGTTTTTAAAGAGGGGGTAGGAATGGGTATATTTTTAACTAAATCATTTAAGGGGTCAAATTCTGTTAGGTATGTTTCAGGAACCCCCGTATCTGGTGATAATGCGTTTTTAATAGTGTTAACATTAGGTGCTATTCCTTTCAATTTGGCTAATGATATATTTTCAGGAATTTGACCTCCTGGCATATTATTCATTACCACATTCATTTTATCCTTAATTTGGTTTGTTATTTCTGATTGTCCTTTAAAAAGATTGCTCATTTTATTTTTTTATAAATACGTGATTACTTTTAATTTCTCTTAACATAGCTCTTAATTCACCTATACTATTAGGAAGAGGTTCTCCTTCACCATCCCAATCTTCACTCATAGAATTAAATGTAGTACCTATGGGAGTAGTAGTTCCTCCTCTATCTCCTACATGAACGTTAGATGTACTTAATTTTTGTAATAAATCTAAAAGTAAATTTAATAATTTATCCATTAATGCTTGGTTTTTTAAACCTAATACCGCTGGTTCTGTTGGGTAGTTTTTTGGTCTACCTTCAGCTGTGTCCATACCTATAAAAATATTAGGAGCATTTATCATTATATAATTTTTGGTATTTTTGGTATCGTCAGCTAATTCTCCCCCCTCTGGATATAGTGTGTTTAAATGAATACTACCATTTGTACTTAAAGAAAGAAAATTATGTGAAAACATATGTATGTCTCCTCCTTCATAAGTTTGAGCTGATCCTTGTGCTTCTTGTCCACTAAATTGTAATCTAGCATTAAAAATTAATCTGTCTGCGTTTATTATTACTTGTTTACCCTGATAATCATTAGGATAAATGGGTGTTAATATAGGATTAGTACCACTATCTTGAATTCTACTAAATTCATCTGTGATGTTTTTTATATTTTCTATTTCTCCTGGTAGTCTTGCCATTATAATTTTATATTAAACTCCATTTTCCTGGATTTTTATCATTTAATTGTTTAAGTACTTGTTGGGCAGCTGAACTATAATCACTTGAAGTTGCTCCAAAACCTGGTACAGTTACCCAATTTCCACTATATGTATAACGTTTATTAACATCAGGATTAGGTACTTGAGGGATAGAATTATCTGAATCTGCTTTAAATAAATAAATTGCCTTATTATTACTACTTCCAAATCTTGATTCATATGACCCATATAATCCGAAATCTTCATGAATATAAGCTGCAGATAATAATTTATATCTAGATGATGATACAGTGTCTATTTGCTTCCAACTACTACATACAAAAGGAGTATCAGAAATTGCTTTTACTGTAGCACTCCATTTACTACATTGATTAGCTTGATGAAAACTACAATTACCACAATTAATCATACCCTCAGTTCCACTTCTATATAGAGGGGATGTAGATGCTAATCTATATGATGAAGGTAAATTAGGGTCTATATATTCTGCTTCTTCTGATTCATTATCTTTTTGATATTGTTGTGATTCTTCTGTGTTTTCTTCATTTAATCCTGCTTCTTTTTCAGTTATAGATTCTGGTTGTGTTTCTGTTTCATCAATAGTACTATCTGTTGTTTCTTCAGTAGTCAATTCTGTAGGTGGTTCTTCATCGTCTGATTGTATAAAATCTACTGGGGAATCTAAAAACTTTTTTGCTTCCTGATTAGGGTCTTGAGGTATATCAGCGTTTAAACCAAAAGAATACCAACAATCGGGGGCTGCTATTATTAAATTGTCTATTTTTTGGTTTGAAGTTAAATAAATAGATGAAGCATCTAAATTAATATCTTCAACTGTGGGTACCCAACCCATTTCATCTAACCCCTCTGCTTGACCATTTCTAAGAATAGTAATAGGATCTCCTATATCTCCCTTAGCTCCAGTAGACCAATTATTTGATTGAGAGATAGGGATTGATTTATCTCTAGCTGTTGCACCAAATCTAAGTGAATTGCCAAATCTACCTTCTACTATATGATCCCCCTCATAGGGTCTTAAAGGTTTTATGTTTAATCTTTCATTAAAATATTCCCCCAAAGCAACCTCATAATCTAAATCGCCGTCTGTTGTTCTTCTTAATAAACCTGCTTGAGCATAATTTTCATTTTTTCTTATTTCTCCTAATTTATTTTCTTCATTATAATTTTCTAAAGCAGGTAAAGTATTATGATGGGGATGGTTCCATAAATTTATAGGAGGAAAATAATAGTGCATTTCTGCAGAATCCGAAGAGGGACTTTCAAGATAATCCTTACCAGTAAGAGTTATAATAGGAACTATTTCGTTTATTAAGGGATAATATTTTAAATGAGGAAATAATGGTTTAGCTACACCGTCCCAATAAGGTACTGTTACTTTTTCATTATTAGTAGTTTTTTCTTTTGATGCATTTTTTTGTTTTATTTTAGTAAAATAAATTAATCCTACTGCATCATAACCTCCCCATTCTGCTGCTTCTTGTGTAGACCCATCCAGTATTATTCTTTTTACTTTACCTGGAACTAGATTACGAGCAGTTCCACTATAATTTTGATTTCCTGATCTTTGATTATTAGTTACTGTTGCCATCTTCTTCGGGAGCTTCTATTTGTTTAGGTTTTTCAACTGTTTTGGCTATTTCTTCAGCCACATCCATTAATTGGTCCATTTCATCAGCTGTTAATAAACCACCATCTCCACTTGAAGCTGTTCCTGTTGATAAACGTTGTACAATAGCTGCCATTTTAATTAGTTGATCATCGTTTTTAACACTGATTTCCATATATTCTTTGATTAAAGGTACTACTACAGTAGCGTCACCTAAAGATTGAACTAAAGGACGTAATTCAGCTATTAAAGATGCAAGTTGTTTGGCTTTTTTCTTTTGATTACCGTGAATTTCTTTTAATAAATCACCAAAAGATTTATCATCAAATAATATTTGGTTTAATGAATCCATATTGTTTTGTTATAAATATGGAATTTTTAGACTCTTACATAACCTGTTTCGGCATACTCCATATATAATTTCTTATATTGTTTTTTAAGTATTTTTGTCACTTTAGTAATTGTAGGAGTTTCTACATCTGTTATTTCTCTTATATAAATATAGAGTGCTTTTTTATTAAAAATTTCTAAATTTTCTCTACGTTTAAAGAGTATATTAATAGCATCAGCTACTTTTCTATCTTTATCTTTTTTAAACATAGTAAACATGTGTTTATCTATATATTCTGTAAAATAATCTATAAAATCTTTTATATCTTGTTTACGTCCATCTCTACCTAATTGGTGTAAAACCCCTTCATCTTCATCTGCTTTTAAAACATCAACTTTGGCTTTTTTCTTTTTATAATTGTTATTATTATATAAAATAAGATAATTTTTACCTACAATTGAAAAATAACTAAATGCTTTGGTTCCTTTTTCTGGTTTAAAATAATCTAGTTTTTCTAAAAGAAAACAAATTACTTCATGTTTTAAATCTTCTAAATCATCTACTTCTGTATAATAGAATTTAAATGTATGGATTAAATTTTCAGCTAGTTTATAAAATGGATAATGTATTCTTCTTGCAAATATGTTGTCTCTATCATCTTGGTTAGAAGTAGCTAAATATTCTTTTATAGCTGCATCTGTATCTGGTGTAAAATACTGTTTTTTTGTTCTTTTTCTTCCTCTTTTTTTAGGTCCCGGCTCAAGAGAACCAGTAATCACTGGTTCTGGGGGAGGAATAGGGGCATACTTAAGTTTGTTTGACATGTGGTTTTTACTAATTTTTTATCTAAGGGTAAATTCATTTAACGCCTCTTGTATTTTTGTTACTTCTTTAAAAAAGAACCCAATTTGATCATCGGCATAAAAT